ATATTTAAAAAAACATTTGGATACTATGATAAATCAACATACGAAATGATGACATCAAGGTTTAAAAAATTGTTTGAGTTTTTTCAACAACCAAATGTAAAAAAAATTATAAAAGAAGTTAGTGGTTTTGGAACAAGTGTAAATGGTGGTGATATGTCAGACGAGGGTATGTATGATTTCTTTGGTTCATTAGATGATTATTTTAGAGTATCACCTGAACACGCAGATATTTTAGGTTGGGAAGTAATTGACTATCCAATAAAAGATTCGGCAGAAATGGCATTTACAATTATGTCAGATGACTATGAACAAGACCGTACCAAGACCGTAACACCAGGTAGAACTATCAACCAAAACAGAAAAAATACTGAATCGGCGGATAATCCATTTCCAAGATATAAAGAAAGAATGCGAAAAACATTAGGTAGTCTTGGGTTTGAAATTGTAAAATACTTTGGGGAAGATTCGTTTACTAAGATGAAAGAATCACCTATTTTGAAAAAACAAGATGTTAAAAAGGGTGTTGACCACATTAAGAAAGTTCAAGAGTCTTTTATGAAAGATGTTGAATTATTGATTGAGGGTGGAGCATACGGACATATGAACCACCCGTTTGATGATAATAATTTGACGTTTTCAGATTTAAAGAACATAATTATTATAGGGTTAAGTGGAAAGCTTAATCGTGAAGATAATGTTTCTGAAAAACTTGACGGACAAAACCTAATGGTAAGTTGGGTAGACGGAAAGTTAAAAGCAGCCAGAAACAAAGGACACCTAAAAAATGGTGGTAAAACTGCACCAACAACCGCAGGTATAGCGAGTATGTTCGCTGGTAGAGGTAATATTAAAACTGCGTTTGTAGGAGCGATGAGAGATTTAGAAAAAGCAATAGGTTCATTATCAGAAGCACAAAAAACAAAAGTATTTGGTAATGGAACTAAATGGATGAATTTAGAGGTTATATATCCAAAGACAGCAAATGTAATAGACTATGATGTTGCAGAAATAGTATTTCACGGAACAACAGAATATGATAAAAGTGGTAGAGCAAAGGGTTATTCAAAAGAAGCAGCTCGTATGTTACAAGGTATGATACAACAAGTAAATCAAAATATACAAAAAACATTTAAAATTAGTAGACCTAATTTCTTAAAGATGAGTAAAGTTCAAAACTACGGAGCAAAGAAAAGCGTATTTCTAAATAGATTAAATAAATTACAAGGACAATATGCATTAAAAGATACAGACACATTAGGTATGTATCATCAGTCATTTTGGAAAGAATATGTGTTCAATGCAGGTAAACAATTTGGGGTGGATATAAAACCAGACCAATTCATTAAGTTGGTTAATCGTTGGGCATACTTTGATAAGTCTTACAAGATACCACAAATAAGAAGAGATTTCAAAGGTAATCCAGAATTTAACAAATGGGTATTAGATACAGACAAAAAAAATCATATAAAAATGTTCAAAGACAATATCAAACCATTTGAGATATTGTTTTTTCAAGTAGGTGCAGAAATATTAAAAAATATGTCAGGTTTCTTAGCAGTATCACCTGACGCAGCAGTTAAAAAAATTAAACAAGATGTTGATAAAGCATTGAAAGATTTACAAAAACCTGGTAATGTGGAAAAATTAGAAAAATTAAAAATACAAATAGAAAAATTAGAAGCTATCGGTGGAGCGAGTGCTATTGTCCCGAGTGAAGGCCTTGTATTTAAATACAAAGGTAATATATACAAATTCACAGGAGCATTTGCACCAATCAATCAGATATTAGGTAGTTTAAGATTTTAAGGAGTTATATGGCAAATTATAGTAAAGAAGCAGAAAGACAGAATAAAGCGCTCAAAGATTTGATGAGTGGTAAAGAACACGAAAAGGAATATGTTCAAGTAGGGTATGAGGGTAAACAAGAAGACTTAGGTGGAAAAACAAGAGAGTCTGAATTAAGTAAAGTTATGCAATCAGTAAGGATGCCCTGGTTTTGTCCTAAGTGTAATAAGGCGATGAAGAAAAAACTTGATGATAAGTTTTGGAGAATGATGGGTCATTGTTTTGATTGTCAAATAGATTATGAAAATCAATTAAGAATTAAAGGTGAGTTTGACGATTGGGCACAATCTAAAATGTTAGAAAACCAAAAAGCATATTTAAAAGATTTAGAACAAAGTATAGATGACTTTGAAAAAACAGGCGGTAAAAAAGAATGGTATAATCAAGTAGGTGTCAATAATCCAGAACTTGAAACTGAAACTTGGGAAATGGGTGAAAAAGAGTTTGAGAAAACTATATCAGAAGCAAGAGATTTCATACGAGAAAAAAGAGAACTCGTTGAAGAAGCAGAACAACAAATAACAGGAGTTAAATAATGAATATCATACAAGCGATATTAAATCTTTTCTTTGGTGGTAATAAAAAACAAGAGGTCAAAGAACTTGATAAACAAATCAAAGTAAAAGACAATGAAGTGAAAGAACTTGAAAAAGAAGTAAAAGTTCTTGAGTCAAAGAAACGAGTTAACAAAAAAGAAGTAGCTAAATTAAAAAGAAAAGTTACAACTACTAAGAAACAAATTGCACAAGCATCAGAAGCAGTAAAAGAAGATAATGCTGATGACGCAGTAAAATTTCTTAAGAAGTTTTCAAAGTAGTATATATTTATATATATGAGATATTTAATTTACATATTATTAATGGGAGCTTTATACTCTCAAGAAGTTAATGAACCTAAAACCTATACCTTTACTGAGGAAGAAGTTTTAGCATTTACAAACGAAATCAAAGAATTACAACTAAAAGATAGTTTAAATGTTTCTTTGGTAATGGATTTGGAATCACAAATTAAACTTTTTGAGGAAACATCAGTCATAGATTCTATGTTGATAGCAAATAAAACTACCCAACTTAATCTACTAAAAGACACCAATAAACTTCTTGAACAAAAAGTAAAACTTGTCCAACCTAAATGGTATGAAAACAAGTGGTTATACTTTACATATGGAGTTGTGTTGACTGCTACTTCAGTTAAATTAGCAGGTCAAATAGTAGACTAATGGCAGAACAAATAAAAGAAGTAATCAAAAAAGAGTATATAAAATGTGCACAAGACCCTGCATATTTTATGAAAAAGTATTGTATGATACAACACCCGATACGGGGAAAAATACCTTTTGAATTGTATGACTTTCAAGAAAAATCAGTTAATGAGTTTCATCAGAACAGATTTAATGTTATTTTGAAAGCCAGACAATTAGGTATATCCACTTTGACGGCAGGTTATAGTCTTTGGATGATGACATTTCATCAAGATAAAAACATTTTGGTTATCGCAACAAAACAAGAAGTAGCAAAAAACTTGGTTACGAAAGTTCGTGTTATGCACGCAAATCTACCAAGTTGGTTGAAACAAAAATGTGTTGAGGATAACAAATTGAATTTACGATATATGAATGGTTCACAGATTAAAGCAGTTTCATCAGGTCCAGAAGCCGCTCGTTCAGAAGCTCTATCTTTATTGATATTGGACGAGGCAGCATTTATTGATAAGATTGATGAAATATGGACAGCTTCACAACAAACACTTACAACAGGTGGTAGTTGTATAGCATTATCAACACCTAATGGTGTGGGTAATTGGTTTCACAAAACTTGGGTAGATGCGGAAGAGGGTCGTGGTATGTTTAATCCAATCAAATTACATTGGACGGTACATCCAGATAGAGAACAAGAGTGGAGAGATGAACAAGATAAATTACTTGGCCCGAGTTCAGCTGCACAAGAGTGTGATTGTGACTTCTTAACATCAGGTACCGGAGTGATTGACGCTATTATATTGGAAAGGTTAAGAAAAGATTTTTGTAAAGACCCTATTGAAAGACGAGGTGTAGATAGTAATGTTTGGATATGGGAACAACCTGATTATACAAAAGATTATTTAGTTTGTGCAGATGTTGGTAGAGGTGATAGTGCAGACTACTCTGCTTTTCATATTATTGAATTAGAAACAATGTCACAAGTAGCAGAGTATAAAGGTAGAATAAATACCAAAGATTTTGGAAATATGTTGGTTTCCATAGCAACAGAATATAAT